TCTTTCAAATAATCGCACGAATCGCGGCGTTTCAGTGAGAGACCCATGAATTTCAAATATCCCTTGTTGGGGTCCGTTTCGTGCAACATTCCGACATACCGCTTTTTGGCCAATAATATGAAATTCATCAGAGTCTTTTCATAACTGAGTTCCATCGGCGGTTTCAAGAACTGGGTGCATAATTTGGCGACGTCTTGCGCGATTTCGATGGTCGCTTCCAGGGCGGGTTTCCCGCGGATTTTCGTTCCTGTATTGGGATTTTCCAGGTTGAAGGTGAAGAATACCGAGTCCGTGTCCCCATACACATATTCTGCACGGCATTGCACCGGCCCCAGCGCCGCCGTTTCATACACGCGGTCGCCATAGACCTCCTCGATCATCCGTTTGGCATAAATAATCATCGTCCGACCCGTCGCCGTCGTCGACGCTGCTACATCCTGTTCATAAAACGTCGAGGTTTTTGCACCGCATTGTCCATAAAGCGAATTTGCAGTTACTTTATACCCCAACTGACGTTTGTCCAAAATATTCTGCATGAAAGGGTCCGCAGTAGTTTTAATCAATTTGCGCGTCTTCGACCTCGCCTGTAATAACTCTTCTAGGATACTCGGCATAATCGATTTCTGTCCCGCAGGCAACTGCGCCCAACGAACCACTTTATGACCCGTCTTTTCTTTTCTGGCTGCGGCTTTGGGATTGTTTTTCGGTCGCACGTATTTGAACGTCTCGAATTCCACGTTAATATACTCGTATCCCGGCAGGTTGTCATACAGGTAATTTCCAGAGGGGTCTTTGTCCCCCGTCTCTGAGACGACCCGACCATTCAAATCGTATTCGCGTGTCCAGACTTTGCTATCGTGCGAATAATTCTGGCTAATCATGGACGACGGATAAAGAGACGAATAATCCACACAGGCGACCGGATTGTCCATATACATGGCGCATTTCGGTGGCAACACGATGGCGCCTTCATACCCGTCGCCACCCGACGATTTCTGCAAATCTGGCATCAGCGTATTTTTCTCCCGGCATTTCTTGGCGACATAACTCGTAAGCTTGATCCCCTGACCGCGGAATACGAGATAACTGATGGGGACACTGCAGATACTCGACATCTCGACGTAGCCCGTTATCACGTCGATTTTCCGCATCAAATGGTGGACCAAATTACAATCCTGAAGACAGTATTTCGCGACACGGGCGCGGTCGGCATCGGACCCATTTGTCAACCGGAAAATGTCTTGCGGCGAAACGTCGTCTTTGGCCATACACCATTTCAGCGTTTTCGCCGCGAACATATCGGCCAGTTCCGAATAACTGCCCTGTAGGACAATGACGTTTGCCGTTTCCGTTTTTTCGACGCCGCCTTTCACAGATACATAGGTTTGGTCATACAGGATATTTTGGACTTGGAATTTGTGTCCGTCCATGTAATAATCGGCGGTGAACCCGTTGAGTTCGATATGGATATAATCGCCGACGTGGAGTCCCATCAAGTTCTTGCTGAATAACCGTGTATGACACTCCCCCGAGTCCGACTCGGCGACCTCGACACGCTTGATATCGTCGCTAATGAACTGTCCGGCGACGTCGTCCAATTTATACGACGCCAGATTGAAATCGCGGCGGAAATACGAATACATATCTATCTGTAATCGCCCTGTCATATTGAAATACCGCAGATCGTATTCGCCGGACGCTAAAACGACTTTGGTATTCTCAATCAACAATTTTCCTGTGGGAATTTTCGGTCCACCACCCTCGGCGGATTTCATCTGTTCTTTGGCGGTTAAATCGCCTATGACACGCGAAAGTGTCAAAAACTCGCGTTCGCAATGGTTTTCTTCGGCGCGGCGAAACAGGAATTCGTAATCAAACCCGAAAATATTGTATCCGATAATGATATCGGGGTCCTCTTCGATAATCAAGTTGCGCCAGCGCATCAATAATTCTTCTTCGGTTTTGGCGGTTTCGATGACGGCGCCGTCGACGGGGTCGCATCCGCCCAGGACGACACAGTGGTTCAAATAGGGTTCCGATTCGCCGTATCTTAGAAAGGTCGATCCAATGAAGGTGCATTTGTCGCCTTCCAATGGCGGGAAAAGTCCGCAAGTATCGAATGCGGTTGTCATATACTGGATTTTTTCATCGCGCGAATAATCGGGGTGAGTAATTACCTCTAGGACAGTCTGGGATTTCGGCGTTTTTGTGCCGCCCGTGGTACTTTGGGTATGTCTTACAGGTTTATTCGATTTGGGCACGGCGGCGCCGTCTTCCGCGCCGGCGTCTTCGTCGGCGTCGGCGTCCTCGTCGTTTGCCGACGCTGCGGCAGACTGTTTCATCAGTTTTTCAAACACGGATTCGACGCTATTGGCTTGGTTGTTTATGGCGGTTTCCGTAATGACAAATTTGGTGAATTGTGCGACGTGGTCGGCGATGCTTTTCATAACAAGGGGATATTTGGGATAGACGAGGTCGATGTCGTGATTATTGCGTTTCATGCCGAACGCGTTTTCAATGACGGATTCCAGCATCGGTCCCAATTTTCCCATTATTGGTGTCCCATTGGAATTCACGTATTTGGCGGGGTTTTGCAAATAATAGTCGATCAGATTCGTAGCGAGACGTTTGTAGGATTTCACGGGGATGGGGAAATCGCCGTGGCTGCTGCTGGCCTCAATATCAAAACTGCAGATCTTGTATGGAACACGGGTTTCCTTGTCATTCAGAGGAATGATATCTTCCTGATTACAGGAAAATTCGTATGTGGTAGTGGTGGTTCTGTCCAACAGGGGTTGTGTTTGATCCGAGATACGGATCCATCCAGAAGGACTGATATTCTGGATATGGAAATACCGGAGGAGGGGGGGAATCGAACTTTCGTAGAGTTCGAGAATGTCGCCGTCGAAATTGTAATTCACCATTCGCATATTTCCCTGTTTGTCGAATTGGTACCACATGTTTTTAACTCGGCGCATTCCAATGGTATTTTTGAAGTATAGTTTCAAAAACTGGTGTTTTTGACCGGCGGAGAAGCCGTAGAGTTTGTTGAAATTCACGATTTCGTGTCGGATGAAACTGTCTTTGCAATACGACCCCATTTGGTACATGATGCGTCCTACAAATTCGTTGGCGCGGGTCGCTTTCCACCATTTGGGGACTTTTATGAAGAAGAACGGTAGATAGTCTTTCACGAAAATGGTCGCGGTTTCGCCGATTTCGTTGATGCCGAACATTTGGATCGTGAATGTCGCGCGATTGGAAGGCGAAGGTTTTGGCGAATTGTCGGACCCTTCGCTGGATGTATCGGGCACCTCGTCGTAGAAATGGAAATCGACGAGACGGAATGTTTTGGATGGTTCGGTAATTATACTGTTTGACACTTGCATTGTATTGATTTATATGAAGTACCTTTTGTATGATTTTTGTTTCAATTTTATGGGATGTCGTATATGTCATACAGGGTATTTTGTATTGTCATACAGGGTATTTTTGTATTGGGATTATCACCCAAACCACCAAAATAACCCTGTAGGACAAATAAAATTGAAATCTTTTTTCACCAACTACGAATCTGCATACTTTTGCGAAAGCAAGAACAACAACAATAACAACAACAATGCAACAACAATTCGTCTACTCCAATAACGGTCCTACTCGTAGCCAAGCCGTCGCCAACGAAGGTGTCGGATATAACGGTTGGGATCAATACAGGAACTGCCCATTTCTTGCGCCGACTCCCGCATTCACTCGTCCTGCGCCATTTCCGCCAAACACTACGGTATTCAACTTTGAGAATCCGGATAATTCTTACCCCGCCGACTGGAAAAGCATTTACATTCCGCGCATTGATTTCCGATACACCCGTCTCGAGCTCGTTAAACTCATCGAGAACCGTCTCAAAATGGGTACTGTTTCGCGTATCGATTTTGCGCCCACGAAAGACGGTTCCGGCAGAATGGCGTTCATTCATATGGCCGCGTTCAATGAGGAACCGCAAACACGCACCATTCGCGAGACGATGGAAACCGCGGGATCGTGGGATTTGCCGGCAGAACACAACGTGTATCCGATCATTCGCCTCCGTTTCGTGATAAACCGTCGTCCGGTTCCTCCGACCGAATTCACAATGGAGACATTGGCGGATGCGGTTAATCGTACTATATATACACAGGAACAGTATGCGCAGGATATGGAGCGTCGCGAAAAAGAGGCCGAACGTTCGTATGGCATAATGGATCAGTGGCGTGCGACTGCATTCGCGCAAATACAGGAATTGCGCGACATTGAGATGCACGCCCACGAATCGTGCAAACGCCTACACGAAGAACTGGAAGCCGAGAAGCGCAAGACATCCGAACAAGAGAAGCGGATCGACCGATTGGAGCGATTGATGAGCAGCCAAGTTCGCGAACTTACTTTAACAAAATCGCAGTTGAATCAGACAAATGGTATGATGCAAGGTATGTATGAAAAAATCCGCAAATTAGAATCCGAAGTGCAAAATGTTGTATACAAATTAGATAGCAATTATATTGATTAAGTGTTTTGATAGTGTTAGGAAAGTAGAAAGTAAATATTTAGGAATATATGTGTGCGTTTGCGTTTGAATGATAAAATAATAAAATGAAAAAAAAGGGGGTTCCTACAGGATTATTCTTGTAGGAACCTTTTTTTTATGGTTGAAAATTATAATATTTGAATAATATATAATGGCAGAAAACACTAAATTTACGATTTGATCAAGTGAATGCAAATATTGGAAAAGTGATACAAGCAGTTAAACCAGGAATGTTTAGTACTGGAGATAGTTATTATTTAATTCGTAATATAAATGCATATAATCCAACAAAAGCGCCAGAAGCGAAATTCTATCTTTTGATCAAAAATGATAATGATGAAAAATTCCGTGTAAGCGATACAAAAGAGTCAATTGATGAAATATTAAATAAAATTAATGATAAAGATGTTTCAGAGGTTAAAGTATTAGGAAAATTTGTTTCTGACAATCTTGTATCATCTGCTATTAGTGAAGGTTCATTCGGAAAGATTGTTCCTCTAACTTCCGGCGGAAAACGTCGTCGCAATCGCCGAAAGTCTCGCAAGGGTGGCAGAAAATCCGCCTCGCGTCGCAGCCGCAGATACAGACGTTAAGATATCACCACTACCCAGAATGTCATACAGCATAATACCCTGTATGACATTTGTACCGAATTATTTGCCGCCTCCCATAACCCATTGTTTCAGAGATTCTGCATTTGGCGAGCCGCGATAATAATTGAATCTGCGACCATTATGACTAAAAATCGTGGGATATCCCGATACTTCTAATCCTGCGTGTTGTGCTTTGAATTTCGCCAATTTGTCTTTCTCTGATTCTTCAATGGCGACAAACATAATATGATTCATTCTGGGCATTTGTCGAATGTCGTTTTCCATACGCTGCCATTCGGGTTTCAGTGTTTGACAATGGCCACACCAGTTTGCATATACTTTTCCTATAATCAATTTCCGTTTTATTACAGGTAATTTTGATTTGGCTGTCTTACGCGCATGAGCTTTGAGTTTTCGTTTTCGATCACCGGTTTTTCGTCGTACTGGCATATACATTATTTACGATAAAATAAAATGGACATAATATATAAATAGATATGCGAACCGTGTTTATGATATTTATGGTATTTCTGATTCTGTCTTTTTTAGCTGGAATCTATTTCTGTATGAATTCTTCCAATATGTATGTTCCACTGGAAGGAATGGACGGGGATTCCAATGCAAAGGCAGTCATGGGTCAGGGACAGGGACAGGGTGGGGGTGTGTCAAACAGGGTTATTTCGGGTTCTGGGTCGGCCGGCGGAGCCGGCCCCGCCGAGGACAACGGATGTCCCAACCTACTCGTCCGTTCTGGCAATTCTATCCTGTTGTACAACACAAACCGTCCCAATGACGAAACGAATCCAATTCCGTTTTATAATTTAGACGAATATACCAACTATGTGGAAATTCAGAGACGCAAGGGTTTACATTGTCCGGTCCTGTTTTTGCAACAAGAGACGAATGCGCAGGGGGATGACGTTTATCGTCTGCGTCCCGACATATTCAATCCGCAACCCGGGTTATTGCAAAATATGCCGACACCGCCGAATCAACCGCCTAAAGTCGTGCCTGTAATCGACGCATCGCGCGATAGTCGTCTGTATAACAAGAACAATTATGCGGGTTTTGACCCGTATGGCCTGCAAGTGGGTGAATATTCCGTGTTGGACAAAATCCACGATTCTACGGGTGCGGGTGCGTCTCTGAGCGACAACCCGATGGATCCCAATTGGGGCGGTGTGATTTATACGCAGCAGCAGGTGGATAAGGGGAAATACGACGACAATGAGGTGCGTGTTCCTTCCTATACACAGCCTGCAAATGTGTATTCGTATCCGAATTTGTATCAGTCGGATGGCGCTGGGCGAAAGCCGCCGAATTATATACTGCCTAGCAAGGACGGTCAAATGCGTGATCGGTGGTCAGAGGATTCGACGCGTGCGGGAGCGTATGATGTGAATACATTGGCGACGGTGAATAGTGGTTCGGCGTATAATCATCGTATTGATGCCGTGCCCGACAATAATAAAAATACGGTAGCGAATCCGGGTTATAGCGCGACGATCCCTGGTATGAAATACGAGACGCCGAAACCGGTAAGTTATCAGACAAATGCAAACAACTGGGACAAATATAATGGTGGTTCTGGGAATGTGGATATCGGAAGTGTCGGGACGGGATTGTCAAATAGTGGTGGTGGTGGAAATTATGGATACAGTAATAGTTATTCGCGATCCAATTTGGCAAGCACAAGTTCGAATATAAACACCCGACCAAGTCCAAGTCCTACAGGAAATGTGAATGCAAATGGAGGATTAACCTTTGCACAAATAAACACTGCAATATTGAACAAACTAAACCAACAACAGGCTACATATTATGTTGGTATTGTGAATGCCGCCTTACTCGCAATACCGGATAAGAATCAAACACGTGCGATGAATGCATTGCAGATTGTAAATTTACCCCAATCTCTGAAAGATACCATTGCAACCACTACACAAACGTCAATACAAAATCTGTTGAATATTTGTAATACACTGAAATCGAACCCACAAGATCCGGCGAATCAACAAAAAATAACGGATGCATTACAACCATTAAGTGCATTGTTGAATGATCAGTCAAAAAAATTATCGGATTCACAACTTGTACAACTTGGCAAAATTGATAGAGAACTTCAAGCAGACGGACCACAATTTGTGCTTCAATTAGTATCGACGGTAATCGATGCCATTTATGAACAATGTGGTATTACACCAATTAGCATACAACAGAATTCACCTCCACAACCACCTGCAAACTATCCTCCTCAACGACCATATTCAAACTATCCTGAACGACCATATGCAAACTATCACGAACGACCATATGCAACTAACCCTCCACAAACACCCGCTGCTGCAGCATCTAACCCTCAGCAACCAGCTGCACAACCAGCTGCTGCACAACCAGCTGCTGCACAACCCGCTGCACAACCCGCTGCACAACCCGCTGCACAACCCGCTGCACAACCAGCTGCACAACCAGCTGCACAACCAGCTGCACAATCACCTGCACAACCAGCTGCACAATCACCTGCACAATCACCTGCACAACCATCTAACCCTCCACAACCCAGAAGACAATAATTACAACAAATATTCCTTTATTTTCCGGACAGATGTCCGGCTGATTTTCCGTCCTTTCCCATTCCCCTGTATGATAACCAAACCGTCCAACCATTCGGGATTTTCTCTGAGTTTTCCATAAAATTCAGAGAAACTCGTAAACTCCGCCATAATGGCTTTCGCCGTAACCGAACTAATTCCCGGTATCTGGCACAATACAATTTCACCAATATTCTCGCGTAATACATTTTCCTTCTTAACAGCTTTCACTACTCCACAATAATCCGCCGAAGAAATTTCCTGTATGACTCCCACCGCCCCCGCCCCCGCCGCCTCTGAACTTTCCGCAGAACCCCCTTCGCCCCCGCCCCCCGTTGTCCTACAGGGTTTATTAATTGCGGGCAAAGGTTTGCCCTCGCGTAAATCGCGGACCATCTTTCCGGCCATTAACATCAAATACTCCGCCGTTTCGTTCAGAGACGCGGTTTTTAATACACTAAACCCTTTGAAAAACCCGAGAGATGTCATACAGGATATTATTTTGGACTTATCTGCGGGGTTCTTCAGAGTCGTATAAATACCCTCTATGACATACACGATGTTATGTGCCAATAGGGGTGTCGCATTTATGAGCCGGTGCGATTGTTCTTTGTATCGCCCGTCTTTGATACTTGCCAATAAATCGGTCAGAGATTTGCGTTCAAACAGGAGTATTTCGCGGGGTGCGTGGTCGTCGCAAACCGGGTATAATTTGAAAACAATATCGCCTAAATGTAGGACGCATTTGGACAGCCGGATGGGAGGGGTGTCAGAGGCGGCGGAGGCCGAGCCTTTCGACAGAATCTCTGAACATTTGTCATACAGGGTATTTTCGCGTTCGTCTATGACGATCTCGATTTGGCAGTTTTTGTGTGTCATACAGGGTTATTTTGTATTTATAACAATATGTTTATGTTGTTATGTGAAATGAACACGTGGGGATCGAATCTCTGAACATGGGTCAAACAAACCCAAAATATCCTGTAGGACAAACCACGAGAGCGGATTCAGAGATATTATATTTAAGATCAAACATAAATATAATATGGACAAACAAACACATAGAGGCATTTAATTTAATGGTAATTGTACTGGAAAGCTTCAACACCAACACCGATAGGACGTGATTGTCTGACACCACGAGACCAGGTAATAGGCAGGGTTTTCAAGTCATTCAATTTGCAACATCTTCCTGTAATAGGAGCACTTGTGTCAAACACTAAAGAGGTTTGCCACGAACGCCCGATCTGGTAAGGGAACCCGGCCTTCTTGCTTCCGCCTCCTTGGTTCTGATTTGTAATTGCGTTGCTTCCAAATGAGGAACGTAGACTTCCTTTTCGCATAAATGGATTCGTCATTTTATATAATATCACTAAATATATTTTTCCGCAAAAGAAAAAAAGACAATTATCGTTTGTCGGAAAAAACAATATAAAAACAATCCGACAATAAGAATATCATCCGCTGCAATTCATTTTATCCCCAACCACTGAGAATAAAATGAATGTTTCTAACACGAATACAACCACAACCTCGGTTCAATTGGACGACGATATTCGCCTCGAAAAGACGCCCAATGGCCAAGAGATATACGTGTTTGACCCCTATAATCCCCTAAATGTCCAAATAACACCCGAGGAAATCGAGGGAATCCTGTCTAAATACGGCATCAACATAAAAATCAACAATTTCGAATTATACAAACGCGCCTTCATAAACAAGTCATATATTCGCCGTCCGAAAACGGAAAATGCGCAAAACAATATTACCATTGCGCCTAAACCGGATGACTGTCTCCCACTTTATACCAAATCCAACGAGCGTCTCGAATTTCTGGGCGACGGACTCCTGGAATGCATATGCAAGTTTTCGCTGTATCGCCGATTCCCCAAAGAAAACGAGGGGTTTATGACCGAGAAAAAGATCGCATTGGTAAAGAACGAATCGATTGGCCGTCTGGCACTGGAAATGGGTCTGAACCGCTGGTTCATTTTGTCGCGACACGCCGAATCCAAACAGGTCCGCACCAATTTGAAGAAATTGGGATGTCTCTTCGAGTCGTTCATTGGTGCGCTGTTCTTGGATATGAACAAGATTGATGTGCGCGACGAAGACGGCTGGTTCAAAAACGTGTTTATGACAGGCCCGGGGTTCCAGATTGTCCAGATTTTCATAGAGCATATTTTTGAGAGACACGTGGATTGGGTGAAATTGATTGAGAACGACGACAATTATAAAAACATTTTGCAGGAGGTCATACAGAAAGAATTCAAAACGACGCCGTATTATGCCGAAATACGCGAACACCACGGGGATACGGGGTATCATATGGGTGTGTATTTATGTTTAGGACAACCGACATTTGGACTCAAACACGAGAATGCGGTGCCTATAGGGAGATATGGCGGTGGGTTTGCGGATATACACCACGAAATGTCTACTGTAGGACGAGTGTTTGTGTTTTTAGGGGAGGGGCGACACAAGATCAAGAAGAAGGCGGAACAGATGGCGTGTGATGCGGCAATACGGAATATCCAACAATCTTAGTGCGTGGTGTCCTACAGGATAATTTATAAGTATTCTATTGTTATTTTACTTTTGTATTGTCATACAGGGTTATTTGTGTGTAATTGTGTAATAATATGTAGCCGTATATTATTATATATTATTATGGAGAATGAACCATTTCGACCTTCCTTTTTGAAAAACCGGAAGGCGGCAAAACCAAAAGATGCATTTATATTTCGGGCGGCTACCAAAGACGTGAAACGTGAAGTGGAAGCCGAGACAGAACAGGAGCCCACGGAGCCGGAGGATGTCCTACAGGGTAATTTGGACAAGGCCGAGGCAGACGCCGACGCCGACGTCGAAGACGTGAAACCAAAAACACCTGTAGGACCTTTCCGTGTGAATATTATCGATGAAAGCCGAACTGCTGTTTTAGACAGACGATTGATTTTAGAAAGAATCCATCCCGCATTTCTTGTTCGAACCAATATCGAATCGGTTTCTCCGCCTACGCCCATTTTATCGGATATAAAATTCACTAAGCCAGGTTATGAAAATGTGGAATCGCCGAAATTATATGTGAAAACGGTCGACGAAGTCGCAGAATCAAACAAGGAAATTTTGGAGGCGGACTCGGATGGGGAGTCGGATACTTCAAACCGCAAATTCAAGAAACGTGGAAAAATGGTTCTGTTTGACAAAACGGTCGCGGATGCAGAGGCGGATGCAGAGGCAGAGGATATAGATACCGACCACGAACCGAAAAAAACACGAAAGACAAAGACAAAAGATCAACCTATTGAGACGACACAAGGTCCCGACCTTACACAGGTCGTCGTCAATCAAAAATCCCTGTATGACCGTCTCCCAAAAACACCTCCGATTCGTGTAAAGATTTCGCCCTACTACATGAACAATCGCCGCCAGTTTGTCCAGAAAATCGCCAAAACATTCCAACCTTATTCCGAGAGAATCTTGGCCAAAGCCAACGAAATTACCTGCGCAAACCGCGACCAAAATGTGGATATCGACCTGTTAACCCACCAATTGGTCGTCCGAGAATATCTGAATCTATACACGCCCTATCGCGGTCTGCTGTTATACCATGGCCTCGGTTCTGGTAAGACTTGCAGTTCCATCGCCATTGCCGAAGGAATGAAATCGCAAAAACGCGTGTATATCATGACCCCCGCGTCATTGAAAATGAACTTTTTCTCGGAATTGAAAAAGTGCGCCGACCATCTCTACCGCAAAAACCAATTCTGGGAATTTGTAAGCACCGATGGCCAGCCCGAACTCGTCTCCGCACTTTCGAAAGCTCTCCAGCTACCCCGGTCTTATATCGAATCGCACCGTGGTGCCTGGTTCGTGGATGTTAAAAAGGCACCGAATTTCGGCGATTTGTCAGAGACGGACCAGAAAAACATTGATGCGCAATTGAACGAAATGATACGTGTTAAATACGTGGATATCAATTACAACGGTCTCAATATGTCCAAAATGAATGATTTAACCAAAAACAATACCGTGAACCCTTTCGACCATAGCGTGGTCATTATTGACGAGGCGCATAATTTCGTAAGCCGTGTCGTGAATAAAATCAGCCGTCCTAAATCGATATCTTCTGTCCTATACCACCATTTGATGAATGCAGTGGATGCCAAGGTCGTGTTTTTGACCGGCACGCCGATTATCAATTATCCGAATGAAATCGGCGTCCTGTTTAATATGCTACGCGGATATATTAAAACATGGGAAATTCCGGTGAATATTACGACCAAAGAACGCGTGAATCGCGATACTATTTTGGATATTTTCAAAAAGGAGGGAATACATATGTATGACTATGTGGAATACAGCGGGAACCGGCTGACTATTACGCGAAATCCGTATGGATTCGTGAATACATATAAGGACGAGAAGGCGGACAAGAAGGGCAAGAAGGACGACAAGGGCAAGATCCGTGGGGGCGCCGGCGCCCCCGCCAAAAACAAGACGAAATCCAAGCCAGCAACCAAGTCCCACAAGACCACCAAAAAGCACAAACACAAAATACATATCGATACCGACACCGCGACCAAAGGTCCAAAATCCCTGTTTGAAATCAAAGACGGTATTCTCGTGAAAAACCCCCAATTCGACGCCAATTATGTCCTCGAAGACGACGAGAAAATCGAGTATTTCGAAAAACACGAAGGAAATAACCTGTATGACGGTGGGGGAATGGGGGATACAGACGAAACGTTCCAGTCCTACAGGGGTGTTCAATACGACGAAGACAACCGTATCGACGACGTCCAGTTCATCGAACGTATCAAACGCGTATTACCGAAATACGGAATTGTCCCACAGGGAAATCCAGAACCGACTATGCACAAATGTTTGCCCGATGTTAAAGACCGGTTTATCGACGCATTTATCGAAGGGGATACGGGAAATGTGAAAGAGATGGATTTGTTCAAACGCCGTGTATTGGGTCTTACATCGTATTTCCGCAGTGCACAAGAACAGTTATTACCGGATTTCGTGAAAACGGACAAGGGCGATACGTATCATACAGTGGTTTGCGAAATGAGCGATTTCCAGTTTGGCGTGTATGAGAAAATCCGGAAACAGGAACGCGATCAGGAGAAACAAATGAAGAAAAACAAGAAAAAGGCGCAAGACGTCGAAGGATTATACGACATCGCATCGACCTACCGTATTTTTTCACGTGCCTGTTGTAATTTCGCGTTCCCGGATGAACAGCCGCGACCATTACCGGACCGCATAATGGACGCGAAAACGAGCGAGGACGATTACAATGCGATTACACACGAAGAACGCAAGAAAACGGACGAATACATTGACGATGCCGAATTGGCTGATGACCCCGCAGACGAGGTTTCGTTGATTCCCAAAGAGGCGAAAACGTTGGTGAAAGTGCCCGGGTCAACGGCGGTTAAGAAGGCACAAGCCGCCGAGGCCAAACGTCAAGCGGCGGAAGCCAAGGCCGCAAAAGCGGCGGCGAAAGCGGAGGCTGCCGAGGCAAAGAAACGGGAGGCGGAGGCCAAAGCGGCCAAGAAAGCGGAAGTAGCGGAGGCGAAGGCCGCTGCAAAAGCAGAAGCGGCGGAAGCCAAGGCTGCGAAAAAAGCAGAAGTCGCCGAGGCAAAACGACTAGCGGCGGCCAAGAAAACCAAGACGGTGGGTGGCGGCGACAGCGACGAAGAGGAAGATGACAATGATGACGATGACGATGACGACAAACAATCCGTAATTGGAGGAGGAATTGACGACGACAGTGATATCGATGACAGCGACGACGAGGATGAGACCCCCGGCGCCGCCTCCGGCGGCGGGAAAACAAAAACCAAAAATAACCTGTATGACCTCGACCAAGATCCCGATAATGACGAAAGCGTCTCTGACGACGAAGAAGACGACGCCGACGCGGACTCGGAACTTTCCAATGAACAAATCCTCGATTATCAAAAACGGATTCGCGATGCCCTCGATTTCCTGAAATACGATCCTCTGAAACCCCGTCCTACAGAATATTTAACCGCCGAAGCTCTCCAAACTTACAGCCCCAAATTCAAGAAAATCCTGGAAAATCTCACAGATGCGTCCAACAGTGGTATTCATTTGGTCTATAGCAATTTCCGTACCATCGAAGGCGTCGGGCTTCTCAAACTCATCCTCGAAGCCGCGGGAATGGAAGAATTCAAACTAACCCGGTCCGCGGACAACACGTGGGATATTCCTGTAGGACTCTCCGAAGACAAACAGCGATTTGTCTTATACACCGGAACGGAAACGGCGGAAGAAAAAGAAATCATCCGTAATATATACAATAGCACATGGCATTTGTTGCCACCGACAATGACGGCCAAATTACGCGCCATCTCTGAAAACAATTTTATGGGTTCGGTCATAAAGGTAATGATGATTACATCCTCCGGTGCAGAAGGTATCAATCTGCGCAATACCCGGTTCGTCCATATTGTCGAACCGTATTGGAATATGGTCCGTTTGGAACAAGTTATTGGCCGCGCCAGACGTATTTGCAGCCACGAAGACCTGCCGCCCAATATGCGAAATGTGAAGGTCTTCTGTTATATCTCGTCTCTGACCAAAGAACAACGGACCAATGAGAAAAACATCGAATTACGTATTAGCGACGTAAGTCGGCTAACACAGACTCCCATTACCACGGACGAATACCTGTTTGAAATCGCCAATATAAAGAACAATATTAATCAGCAGATTTTGCGTGCCGTCAAAGAAACGGCCATTGATTGCAGTCTCTATAGCGCAGGTAGCGACGAGAAACTGGCGTGTTATTTCGGCAATGTGGATATCAAGACCAATATGTTCCTGTCGTATCCTACACTGGATTTGGACAGGACGGAGAAGATCGAGGTGAATGTGAAAGCAGTGAAACAGCGTGCTACGAAAATTACGGTAGGTAAAACGGATTATGCGTGGAACCAAACGACCAACGAAGTATACCTGTATGACAATTACAAGGCACATAAAGAGGGCAAGGAGGAATTACGTGTGTATGGCAAACTGGATTTGAAGGCCAAGAAAGTAATTCCTGTATAGAATCGTTCGGGGGTTATCCTACAGGGTATTTTGTGGGGCTTGGCTAGGTCGCCGGCCGCAGGCCGGCGAAAAAAATTTTTTTGGGGGTCTTGTCCTACAGGGGTACTTTGATTTAACATATATATGTATATATTTGTCTATTATATACACATATATGCCAACGATATCATTCAAAGAAAAAGAAGAGAAAGCGCAATGTAGAAAACTGAAACGCAAAACAATGAAACGATTCAAAGAATTGGAAAAAAATTATACGCCAATTGTCAAAAAGATACGTTCAACGTCAAAAGCCCGAAAAATGAAAAAATGTCAAGCGTTTTGCAAAACCGATTATGTTCCGAGTGTTTTGGAAAAATACGAGAAAGAGAAAGAAAACGATAAAGAAAAAAACCTATTGACGTGTCATTCTCCCGTTTTGGAAATCGAGAAAAGGTTGATGAACCAAGAATGCGAGTATTATTATTGTAATAATAAATGTCGCGGATTTCCGAGATACGACGTGGTCGGTCCAAAAATAGACCGCAAATTCCAGAAACATTTGGTCGACAATTTCGTAATTTTAGACAAAGATTATAATCCTCGCGATTACAAGAATCCCAAAAAGGAAATGAAGCGATTAGGCAAGACGTTAAAGAAAAAAGGCGTAATATCACACTGTAAGATGACTGAATACGACGATTCAATATAATTCGTATAATCTATATAAAAATTATACGAAATGTCTTATATACATCCATCTATGACAACACCGCCTACAATGGAAGATCAATTACATTTATTTTCGGCCGGTTCAATGAACAACGATAAATTCAAAAATCTGTGGGTCCAAGGTGCGGCTCTTTTTATCCCCCAACTCAATCGTCTTTTGGATCTAGCTGATGCGCCATTTAACGTTGTATCGATCGACGAATTCCAGAATAATTGTATTGAATTGGGAAATACGTTTGTCCGTAATCGTACAGACAAGGCGGGATACCATTACCATATCTTGTATTCTTATATCATCAATCGGTTGGGAGGGCAGAATGCCAAAATCAACCTGTTGGAAATCGGTATGGGCACCAATAATGAAGACTTGGTTTCTTCGATGGGATGGAACGGTCGTCCGGGTGCATCTCTTTATGCATTCCGCGAATATTTGCCGAATGCGATGTTGTATGGTTGCGACATTGACCGTGCGATTCTCGTAGATAGCGAACGTATTAAAACCTGTTATGTCGACCAAATGGACGCGACAACATTTGATCAAATGGTCCAGTATTTCGGCGAATCGACCAAATACGATCTTATTATCGACGATGGTCTACATTCGATGGGTGCGAATTTCAATACACTTCTGTTTGCTCTCGAACACGTCGCGGATAATGGCTGGATTGTTATCGAGGATATTCAAACACACCATCGTACGAATTGGCGTGCAATCGATTATATTATGAATTCGGAATTGATGAAGACGCGATTCGAAACCTTCCGTGTCCAGTCTAGTGGCGGTTTTATGTATGTGGTTCATAAAATAGGATAATGTGGTGGGTGTGGGGTGTGGGGAGTGGTCATACAGGGTTATGATATATATCCAGCATTCAATTCGTTGAAAATACAATATAAAAAATAAACTGCAAAAACACTAATTACCGTTTAAGACATCGCCCGCCATATGAACGAGAAAAACAATGTATTAACCATAAAAACCGTTCAAATACAGCCAATACGTAATATGATTACCGCCATCAAAGACATCTTAACAGATGCGACCATAACCTTCACGAAACACGGGATGCGCATCATCAATTTCGACAAGACACATACGATTTTGGTGAATGTTAATTTGCACGCCCCCAAATTCGAGCAATACGTGTGTGGTCCAGACAAGATCATTGTGTGTGCCAATACGTTGCATTTGTTCAAAGTCATTTCGACGATGTCGAATGACGATACGCTGTCGATGTATATTGACAAGGCGGATTATCACGACGGCGTAGTATCTTATTTAGGACTCCAATACGACAATGGTGATATCAAACAGTGTTATAGCCAGAAATTGCGATTGATCGAGCCCGATACGGAGGAGTTGAAAGTGCCCGATGTGGAATATTCGACGATTATTAATTTGCCGACGTCGGATTTCCAGAAAATCATCCGTGATTTGAATGGGATTTCGGATCGAATCGAAATCAAATCGGTGGGGAACGAGTTGTTGTTTTCTTGCCAGGGCAATTTCGCCAGTTCGCAGATATCGCGATCAGAGTCGGATGGATATATGGAATTCATTAATAAACCGGATGCGTCGGTGGTCATACAGGGTGAATTCTCGTTGAAGAGCCTGAGCCATTTCATAAAATGTACGCCGTTGTGTAGCCATTTGGAGATGTATTTGGGGAACGATTTGCCGTTGATTGTCAAATACGATGTTGCGTCGTTGGGGGAAATCAAATTGTGTTTGGCGCCTTTGCCGCCCAATTAAGAGTGTGTTTGTTTGTAAGTGCGGTTGTCAAAAATAATATATAAAGGGGTATTATATATTATTTTATTATTATGAGCGGAACGTGGACATTGGTGAATAGTGGTGAAAAATTTGATATTGTTAATTGTTATCGTAATGGTCAAACAACTGTTACAAATGGACAGCATGTTATTGGAATGAGTGGATTTAATAATTCAACAAAAATTTCAGATAATTATGGTTCGACTTTTTCAAATAGTAATATTAATATGAGATTCAGAAAAGTTGTATCTACATATATTAATAGTACAACACAAATAGTATATGGATATAATACAGATTTTTTCCCCGAAAAAAGTTATATATATAAATCGACTGACGGAGGAAATACATTCACAAATATTTTAAATTTAAACGAAAAAGTATATGATATTTCAATTGATGGTAATGGTATATTACAGTTAGTTAAAAATAATTCTACAGGAGGAGGTCAGGGTTTATATAAATATAATACACAACTTATTAGTGTAAATCAACAAATTACAATTTACAACAGCTGTAAAATATTAGTTAGCTATGATGGTTTAAAAGTCTATATATTTAACGAAAACTCCCCATATGGTAATATATATGTATCAAATGATAGTGGTATATCATTTACATCTTATACTCTTCCAGATTCTAATATTAATAGTGCTTGTTGTAATTCATCTGGTTCTATTTTATATTTTACAAGTTATACATACAATTTAGTATATAAATCAATTAATAATGGTGTAAGTTGGAATTCTATAAATGTAAATACAAATGCAACTGAACAATTAGGTAATATTGAAACCGATTCTACTGGAAATATTATAATTGTGTTGTCTAATGGTTCATCATTTAATAATGTGGGTGTTTATCTTTCTACTAATGCAGGAGTTATATTTATATATACAAATATTTCAAGTATTTCTGCTTCTGGATATGTTGCAATTAGTAGTAATGGTGCAGATATATATGCTTGTTTTTCAGTTTATAATTCAATATCGAGTGTATACTACTACAATAATTCATCTACACCACCAACACCAACGCCATCCACTTCACCCATCATTTGTTTCCACGAATCCACCAAAATCCTAACGAACCAGGGCTACCGCCCCATTCGCGATCTCCGGAAGGGCGACCAAATCCAGACCGTCGATCACGGATACGTTCCCATCGAACTCATCGGCAACCGCGTAATCTCCCACCCAGCAAACACCTACGACCGTATCAAAGACCAACTCTATCTATGTTCCAAATCCAAATATCCCGCATTGTTCGAAGACCTCATTATAACCGGCTGTCATTCGATTCTGGTTAAACAGTTTGATACTCAAGAACAACGCGATAAAACGGAACGTCTCCTCGGTGACATTTACGTAACCGACAACCATTACCGTCTTCCGGCGTGCCTGGATGACCGAGCAGACGTGTATGACAAACCGGGAGATTACACGATTTACCATTTTGCATTGGAAAACGCCGATTATTATATGAACTATGGTATCTATGCAAACGGACTCTTGGTCGAATCGTCTTCGCGCCGATTTATGCACGAGTTGGCGCAAATGAAGCTGTTGGGCGAATAATACAGTTAGTGTTGTGGGCGTCATACACACGATTTAGATAAGAAAATCCGTTTTGGACAACCGCGTATTCCAATGAAGACAGGATTTGCCCAAATGAGAGACGGTTAATTCTCGTATGATTATTTTATTCGGGAACAAATTGATGAATTTTATATCGCATTCACCACAATTTACGCTTTCGTCATACAGGTATATTTGATTGGGTTCAGAGAAATATAATTGGAAAAATCCTTGGAAATTCGATGCATATGGGTATACATCGTCCACGATTTGATGATTTAAATGATGGAGACTGAAATAATCATTTCTATGACCAATCCCATATAATGTATTCGGTTGTATATTTGCGTGTTGGCGAATGATTTCTTCGAAATCATCGGGTAAATAAATGTCGCTGTCCAACAGTAATACTTGGCCAGTATAATTGGTTAAATGGGTTTCTTGACATTTTCGGATAGCACCGCCTTTATTGAAAATCTTGCCATTGGCGTAAAAATCGTAATAAATGATTTCAACATGTGGCAAATTGTGGGCCTTTATTACTTGTATGGTCGCCTGGTCTTCAGGGTCTGTAATAATGTACCATTTCTCGAAAAAGCGCGCATTTTGCGGAAGAATAATATTTAATAAATCGTCGTATTTGGTGGATACGGTTATTGCAATCATTTATGGTTTATATGTATGTGATTCTTATGATTATTCGACATAATAAATCTTGTTTTCTCAAACGCATACATGTGAAATGATAATAAAATTGATTGTCCTAAAGTATAATTCTATTTATGGAAACGAACCGAAATATGAATATTTTCGAAATGATGAATCACGTTGTTTGTGTTGCAATTCTTGTGTGTACGCTCCACACCCTCGCCATTCAAATCCAAGAGGATCAAATACAAATGGTTAAACAGGCGAATATTCGTCGTAAATGGAAGGACATTGTGAAACAGATCATGTCTAAGAATGAGAGACAGATAAGATCCGTGGATCCGCCCACGACAGTGGGAATATTCGGAACGATTGCGAATCCATTGCGTGCAGTAATGGTGCCTGTCCGGATTATGTTTCCATCGTTGTATAGATGCGAAAATGACCAATATATTATTTAGAGCAATGGGACATTTGTCCTACAGGATAATCTTACGTGAATCATTCGCGTATATTACCTCAATAATAAGATTTATCACAAAATATTATTATTGTATGACATCATACTCTAACCACATTTATCTTCTGCGCGTTCCTCTTCTCTTGCGTCCACGTCGGACAGTCTTTCCCTTCGACGGACTCATCGAACCCATATTCCCATTCTTTTTCATTGCGGCGGCTTCCTTCATTGCATCACCCAATTTATATCCCGGTTTACTTTTGTTTTGATTATAAACGCGTTTCACTAAATCTGTCCAGGCACTCATTGTATATCCTACAGGTATATTTTGTTTGAGGGGTGGGGAGGGTGGGGAGGGGTATGTCGGGATTTTTGCCTAAAACTCGGGCGAATGTTTCTTGAAAATACATCCTTCTTTCGACAGATTCGTAATATCGCGAATGATATTCACATTTTGATATTCCGAATCCACTGTATCCAACCATATCTTTATGACACAGAACGACGTTTTCGGGGAAATGGTAATTCCATTAATATGTTTGGCATGTTCGCTATTTACGGTTAGTGTTTCACCGCAGACTAAATAGGACATCGTGGTCCATATATTTTTAACAATTTTATTAGATACTATGAATGAAAAACACCCACCGTTTCGATTCCGCGGATCCTCCCATAAAGGAGTAATACCTTTCCGCATCAGAAACAACATACTTTTTTTCACAATGTTTTCAGTTAATGCATTATTGATGGCGATTAGATCTTCCGCAATCGCGATATTACGGCCAATAATGGTATAACTTTCTAAATTCCATTTTCGGTCGTTTGGTAAATGGTAATATAAATCCCATTTATCATTCAGTGTATGTTGTGAGTGTTCATTCATCTTGATGTATCCAATACACTTATACGTTTTATATGGAAAAAACTTTATATCTTTTTATATTGGAAATTCAAATTATGTTTGTTTGTCCTACAGGGTTATTTGCGTGATTTAGTATGTCTGCGTCTTTTATTTCGATATTTTCGTGTTTTTCCGCCTCTCACTCGTATTGCTTCAGGTAGTCTACTCTCTTTAGAATCGTATTTAGTTGCCTTTGCTACAGGTGGATAATAAACACCGGCAACATCGGCCATAACTGGTGAAAGTGAAGCACTATCGTCATCTCGATAATAACGTGTAGCTCTTACAATAGTATTATTACGATTTGGTTGATTAAGATTATAATCATAACGGAGTTTTATCGCTTCATCTGCAAGAGCATCACTATTAAAATATGTTTTTATACTATTGATGTTCTTATCTTCCAACATGCGTTTGTTTAAATGTCGTAATAATATAACATATTTCAAAACTTCATCATATACACTATTATCTTCGTCTTCAATTTCTTGTTTATATTCTTTTTGCTCACTTTCGCTTCTCCAATTACTACCTGCCCAATATTCATCATTCAATAAATGTTTTTTCGTAATTGTAAAAACAAAAGTTTTACCATTTTTTGTGTATTTAACTCGAGGATCATAATCGTTTGACTTATTATCAGGACTGACGTGCTCCAACAAATATTTTTGTTCTTTATTACTAAATGGTTTATATGTAGGATAACTAATCATAGAATAATGATAAACTAAACACCAATCATTTAATCTTGGTGGTAATGCTTTTTTTATAATTTGCAAATTCTCTTTTTTTGTATTAGTAGCTCTTATTTTGTCTGTCATATTATATATATAATATATATAATAGTTTCGTGAAAGAAAGAGTCTTATGCACCCACAATTTCATACCCTTGGATACTCAACCGTATAAATTGGTTGGACCGGAGTTCGACCGTTTTGATATCGCCATCAATAATCTTTATGACATACTCATCATTCACAATAACATCCCTATTCGACTGATATTCCAATAAACGCAAGACATACGTGTACGACAAGATTTCGTTATTTTCGTACCAATCATCTGCGGGGATTTGCAGATCGACCGACTTGTCCGGCATACAAATATTCGTGTATGACACTGCCAAAAATTGGACTTTCGACCGTTTCGATTTCTTTGCAAAAAAAATGCCTTCCAATACCGCATACACCTTCTTGAAAAAATCAAACACTTTGAACGACTCGTCTTCTCCGTCCGTATCCTCCGTCGATTGATACAATATCCGTGTGATTCGTTTCTCCGGTTTTGCAATGGTAATCATTACTTCTTTTGTGGAAAAAGACGGCGTAATAATAGAAACGAGTTTTTCTATCCTTTGGAAAAGATTGTAAACGATTGTGAAAATATGATAGACATCGTGGTATTCGATCGATTGAAATTTGGCCGAATCGTCCGTCGCCAATGGAATCCATTTCTCCGTTCTCCAATAAATACAGATCCACGGTGCCGACTGTGGTTCGATGCGATAATTGCCCCATTTGGCCGCGGTCCATTGTACCAAATACCCTGTATGACTAACACAAGATTTCAATGCCTGTGGCGCATACGCATCATATGTATCATACAGGGTATTTGCAATGGACGATGCGTATAGGACGATTTGTACCGTATTTATATTGTTATACATATTCTGTAGGATTTTCACGAATTCGGCGATGAAAAACACGGTGTGGACATATATGATACCATTCATAATCAAGTGAAAAATATCGTCTGCCGTTTGCATTATGGTGCGGTTCGCGATACAGTATATATGCGGGAATATTTATGTTGTTTTCTCTTGTGAATTGTTTTGGACGACTAGCGTAATCGTATCGCCGGATTTCACGGAGTAGTCATACAGGGTATTTTTGTTGTCGAGCTGTTTGCCTCCGAATACGAACACTTGTTGATATGTGGGGATGCCGTTTTTCTCCTGGATTTTCTGTTTGATTGCATGTATGGTGTCGGATGGATCGACATCGTCTAGGGTTGTGATAGTAGAAATGCGTTTGATATGGACTTTCATTTGTATCTATGACATATATGGCTACATATCTATATCCCGATTTTTGTATTTATCATACAGGATACTATTTTTGATTTGCAGATACTTCTGTTGGACTTTGCATACGTGTCCTACGAAATATCCGAAGATAATGGCGAATCGGAGATAGATGGAATGGGGGAGGATGGGCAGGATGAAAAGGAATGCTTCGAATGCGTCGAATATGTAATGGAGGTGTTTATGGTCGTGGTGGTCTGAATCGAATATCATGATATGTTATGTTATATACATATATAGGACAATATATGTATATGATTCGTGCGTATGTCCTACAGGGTTATTTGGATTGTTTGTATGTTAGGTCTATATATCCAATGATACCGTGTTTTTTAATGATCCGCCCGTTTTTCGGCGGGATTTCTTGGGCATCGTATTTCCCTGTAAGTCTTTCAGAGAACTGATACTAATCATTGAATCGCCATCGAGCGAAATTGGAACATCCTGGATGGGCGTTTGTGGTTGCTGTGGCACTTTGGGTTTTAATCCCGCTAAAATATTGTCGATATCTACTCCTTGTGGTCCGCGCATTTCGGGGCGCTGTTGTGGTGGTTGTGGTGGTGGTGGTGGTGAAAATTGCGACGGAGGTCGCTGCGTCGACTGGTAGGGTTGTCCTACAGGTATTCCTTCTTCGCGGAACATGGCTCCGCGTCCCATTGCAATATCGGGACGGTTCGAGGATTGGGCATCCGGACGGTCCGTGAAAATCATATTCCCGGGACGTTGGGATGCCGGGGGCGCTGATTGCGATTTCGTTTCTACGGGTGGTGGCGGCGGACCCATATTGGGCGGCGGGTTCATCCGGTCGCTCATCAAATTATTGGCGAATGCGAACCCGGGGCTATTTTGCGACATCGAACTTACGGTTGCATTGGTAAACATTTTCATTAATTCCGGCGATTGTTTGATAACGTCGTTGAATGCGGGTGTGGAACTCGACAGGGCTTTGTTTGTGAAATTCACAACGGCGGCGCTGAATCCGATGCGCAGGAGGAGCGATAATTCGGGGGATAATTTGCCGCCCTTGTATTTCTCGTGTAATTCCGAGAAAATCTCTTCATAACTATCGAGATCTTCGCTGATTTGTTCGCCCCAACCGTCCAAATTGAGTCCGAATGGGTCGAATGCGGCATTGGCGTATTCGACGGAGTTCACGAATGTCATAAACCACCATCCTTGTAATTTAATACTGTCCTTTTTGCGTTTGTCTTCCATCGCGGTTTCGTATTCGTCTTCGACTTCTTCGTAATTGGAATCCATATTGAAATGGGAATGCGATTTGATGGTGCCTTTCTCGTACCATTCTTCTAGTTTCTTGATCATTGCGCGTTTCTTGCGCCGGCGTTCGCGGTCGGTCATAGAGGGATTCTTGGTGGAAGGGAGTGGAACTTCATTCACTTTGGAATAGCCGTCCCAGGTTTTCGTATTTCCCATCGAATCCGAAGTCGCGTGTCCTAAATTGGAATCTGTATCCACCGCGGGTGGCGCGGCGGCGGCCGCGGGCTCTGATTTGCCGCCGCCGAATCCGAAGAAATTGCCGAACCCGGAGAATCCGCCGATGGATTTGGTGGAGCCGCTACCTCCAGTATTGATGGTTTTGGTTGTTCCGGAAGAAAGGTCGTTCAATTCTTTTTCTAGATTATCCAGTTCTCCTAAATCGATATTAATATTGTTGCTAGACGAAGTGTTTGACGAAATCTTTTTATCATTCATTAGGAATTCGAGACCGCCGCCGAAACTGGACGCCCCCGTCCCCGACCCCGACCCCGCCCCCTTGTCCGTGAAATCGTCGTTCAAGTTCAGAGAAATGGGTTCTAAATTGTCTAATCCTAAATCAATAACTTCCATTATGTTATGATAATTATATACTATTTATTTTTAAGTTCTCCGCATAAGTAATTATATTCTTGGATTTCAGGTACCAGATTCCTTGGAGGAAACAATCCGCCAAATCGTCGCGTTTCCGGGAAGTCATTGGATCCGACCCTGATCCAACTCCCACACCCCCACCCCCCGCACCCCCCGAGGTCATACAGGGATTTTGGATTAAGAACTGGCGGCATATCGCGATGGCATCGGATTTATGCTGTTTGTATTTGTCCTTGTCCATTTTCAAGGGGGTGGCAACGGCAGCGGCAACGGCAACCTGTTCAGAGATTGGACCCGGGGGGGTACCCAAGGTAGGCCCGAGAGCCGGCTCCGCCGGCGTCCCAGAAATAACCTGTAGGACATTCGGGGGCGTGGGGGTAAGGCTGTTTTGCGGGCTAGTCATACAGGTTATTTTTGATTGTGGGTCTTGGTGAGCCTGCGCTTGCGCGGGCTCAGAGCGATTTTTTTTAGGGTGTATTTGGGCGGCTGTGAGCCCCTTCAGTTTATTGGCCGACGAAATAAACTCGATTTGGATGGCGGGATTTTTCATAATGAAATACTGTGCGACCATTCCCTGTATGGTTTTCATACGATTGGCTAGGGGCGAAATCTGGTTCTCGATAATTACGTGTGTCGCTTGGGCCATTTGAGGGCTTTGGTCAAACAGGGTTTTTATATTTCGGCCGATGGTTAGAAGATCGATTTCTTTGACATTTTGGGAGGTGGGTTGGTCGAGAGGTTTCAGAGAATGGGTCTCAAAATAGGTTTTGGCGAAATCGAGGGCGTCCTGTTTTTTTGTAAAGGGGTGCGCTTGTGGTGGAGGGGTCGCGGTGGTCGCGGCGACGACAAAGGGTTGTAAAAAGGCATACAAATCTTGGGCTTTGCGTTTCTTGAGTGCTGCGGGTTCGTGCGCCTTTTTGGGTAATAGGAACCCCGATGTCTTGGCGTGTGTCATACAGTAATATTTGGTATTTGTAGGATCGGCATATTTGGCTGGATGGATGCACGATTGTGCGGCGGTTTTTGCCGATTTCGGTTTTGTCATACAGGAACATTTGTGCGTGGTGGTCGTTGTGTTGGCGGTTGGCAACTCGCCGACATTGAGGACCGTCCATTCAGAGATGGTGGGGGCGGGGGTGACGGGAGCGGTGGTGGTAGGAGCGGTATCAAAAATACAATAGGCCATATTACGGATTCCGATATCGAAACTGATGAGACGCATTGTGTTTGGTGGTGTGGGTATTTGTAATATGAAATAATATTTATGTGTATTGTCATAAATATTATTATTATTTGTGTACATACCTACTTAGAGCCAGAAGTATATTTCATCAACTCGGCCTGTGTGATAACCGGCGAAACCATTCGCGCTTCTAGCTGTTCCCTCGTCATATAGGCCTGTTTGAGATCCGTCGAACGGTCAATGTATCCCGGTCTTCGTAAAGCATCCTGTGGTGGAGTGTTCAGAGATTTGGGATAATTGTCTTCCGTATCCACATCCAAATACCGTTTGTAATACCCGACGTCGTTCGCCGCCTCTGACATATCCATCCGCATAATCTCCTTGGCGTTGTGTGTAAGAAATCGGCGATATTCCCAATTGGATTTGATCCCGTTTTTCTGTAAAATCGCGGTATTCAAAACCGCTTCTGGTTGCCAACTGGCCTGGATTGCTCTGCCATCAGACATTAGAGGCGGAAATCCGTCGTACCGATTATTGGTGTGATATCCTAAAGCAGATGGCGGTAATGTCTGTCGGATACCGAAATATGCATTTTCAGTGGTCTGTGCGTTTTCAAACATGGTGTCTTATATGATATATATAAGATATATAATATATTTTGTATTACCTTGTGTGTGTAGTGTCATACAGGATTATTTTGTTATCTGCAATCGGCGTGGACATTTATGCGGTCTCCTGCAACATTTTCAATAGTTCCTGACGTTTCAGTTTATTCACATTTCCTGTGTGAATTTTCTTGTTCAACACGATATTTTTCAATTGGCTGGTGGTTAATTTGTTGTAATCTTCTATGGTCGTGGTCGTGGTCGATACCGAAGACTCTACCACCGCTGGTTCCACAATGTCTAAATTCACAGATACGGGTGTCGGGGGTTCGTCTAACACGACTATTTTTTCGATTTGGACTTCCGGTTCTTGTGCCTCGTCTATAGACTCTTCAGAGACGGCCGAAATTTCGTCGTCCTCGTCTTGGTCATCGTCGTCCTGGTCATCGTCGTCCTGGTCCTCGTCGTCTTGGTCCTCGTCATCGCCGTCGTCCTGTTCTCCATTCTCTGAATCTATATTCTCTTCAATAATACTGTTTGACAACTCTTCGCCAATATTCAAATGTTCAATCGGAATATTCTCTTCATCTTCGTCTTCTAAATCAATCGTAATATTTGGCGAATGTGGGAAAAATCCGCTATTTCTTTGGGAAATCATATGGAAGATAGAGGACGGCGAAGCCGCCGCAGGCGGCGATTGAGAATTCATTTGTAGGACAAATCCGCGCAATCCCGTAAGTTCTTTTGCTAAATTATTCAAGATTTCGATCGTGGTTTCATTTTTTTTCTCAATAACATTGATACGTTCCTTAAAATGATAGATGATCATCATAATTAATACGAATGTAATGGCTAAACTAATGAAAAAGAAAGATTCGATAAAGTTGAAAAAACCCATTTATATTTATGATATACATTATATCCATTTCTCTAAACGCGGCGAATCTTTTTGTGGTGTGTCATACAGGATTATTCGATTATGTTCTCTCGAATTTGCAAAAATAATATAATTATATATAATAATGGATACGAACAATACCTCTAATGCAAATGTCTCGATCGAATCTGCTGCAGCACCGACGAATATTTTTGGTGTATTAAACATACAAAATGCATTAATTATTATCTTGTTGGTGTTATTGATTTTTTCGCTTTTAGGAATAAATTTACTTTCTATACTTGGTGGGCTTTTCGGTTCTGCTGTGGAAGTGGTGAAACCGTTTATATTGCAGATATTATCTATTTTTGGGTATACTACAGGGTCATTGATTAACACGACTGCAGATGCCGTTACGGATACCACGAAGACTGGATTGGACATTGCCGAGGGTACATTGCAATCGGTGGGAAATTTGTTGATTGATGCGAGTAATGCGAATACACCGGAGGATTTGAAACGGGCTATTCATTTTTCGCCATTGTCTCTGAATGAACGGGGTGGCGCTCGTCCAGACGAGTCTTCGAATGTCATACAGAATCCGATTTCGTCGGGGAAATCGCAATGGTGTTTAGTCGGTGAATACCAGAATAGGAGAGGGTGTGTAGAAGTGGGGAAGGAGGATAAATGTATGTCTGGACAGGTATTTCCTTCCCAAATGGCGTGTATGAATCCTACACGAACCGCGAACGTTCCATATCCGAGTGCTCAACAAAAAATGCAGATACCCAATCCGAATGAACGTAGAGGAGATGAAGTGCATTATGGAAGATAAATCTATACACCTGTAGGATTCCCGGATGGATAATCATACAGGGTTATTTTTGATGTGTTCAGAGACGCCGGCCTGCGGCCGGCGAAAAAAATTTTTTTGGGGGGTCTTGGAATCGGGGATTTTGGGGATTTGGAATTGGGGATTTGGAATTGGGGATTTGGAATTGGGGATTTGAAAAATATAAATATTGTATTTGTATTTTTCCAACAAGGATTTTTGAGAATTCCTGAGGACCGTTCAGAGATTGACAAAATATTCGTATCTATGTTTTATAAAACACCTCAAAAAAATTTTTTTCGCCGGCCTGCGGCCGGCGGTCTCTGAAACACATCAAAAATAACCCTGTATGACTATCCGTCGGGGAATCCTACAGGTACGATCATTGCAAAACATGTGAACAAAATTGAAAAATATTATCGTAATCATAATCGTAATCATAATGACAATCAAAATGGAAAACAATACAACCACTCTACGTACATTATACGAAAAGTACGAACCTCTTTCCCGCGAATGGAATAAACTCCGACGCATTTCCGACGAATACGAAAATCGGCTATACAAAATCCTCCATATCAAAAAGGCCATTTATAACGGCACCCCTTTCCCACGCAACTACTGGCAAATACGTGAAAAAAACGAACTCGAAATCGCATTGTTGGAACTCCAAATCGACGAAATCGATCAGAAATCGAATACATTATGGCGCCAAATGGAAGCCGTCTTCCAATTCACCGACAAAAATACCGAATACAAACACGCGTCTTCGCCCGCGGAAAAACGGAAACGCATAAACGAACCCTGCGCCATTTGTTATGATTCGCCCGCCGAAGGTAGCGTCAGTGTTAAACGCCGCATATCGACCAATTGCGGACATATCTTTTGCAAACCCTGTATGACCACCTTTTTACAACACAATTATGATACCGGTTCAGAGATTACGTGCCCTTGTTGCCGCAATGATCGTCTAATGTTTCAGAGATTCACAAAATAAAATGTTCCACAACACGGTTTCGTCGAGCAATAAACTAGTTCTTATCGAGAAATAGTTTATTTATAGTCATATATATTTATAGTCATATAGATAGATAGTCATACAGGTATTTTTATCTCAACTTTCGAATAATCCTATGTGGTGAACCAATATGTAAGGTTGAGAGTAAATTTAATTCGGTGTAATTTCCACTCGATATATATAAACTTACCATATTATTTATTATATCCGCATTTGTATCATCTACAATAAGAATACCATTTTTTTTCAAAAGTAAATCTGCATTTTTCATATCATTAAATATACATTGTTCATTATGACCACCATCTACGTGAATTACATCATATTGATGGATTAACTCTTTATGATTATTTATCCATTCAGGCATAGTATTTATGGAATCCCCTTCTACATATTCGAAATTTACAGGTGTGAATTTCGATTGAATGTAGTTAAAACAAGGTCTAGTATATGGATGATAACCAATATCAAAAACCGTGTAATTCAAATTTTCGACATTATTTCCAAATAACAACAACATCGATGAATGACCTGCATTGAATCCTATCTCGCACACATTCTTTACTGCCTGTTTTCCACACCAAAAAAGATTCAACTGTTTTGGATACTGTTCTGGATATATATTCAAAGTGTTGTGATGATAAAAATAATTGCCTTCTAATGGAGCATTGCTGTTCATTATTATATTTTTCAATTCATCCATAATAACTTGTTTTTCGTCATTTCGGCTTTCGTATTCAGGTGATATGAAATCCATTTATAATATGATTGTGTTTTTCGTCTTTATATGGTTTATCGTTTGTCGTTTGTAGTTCGTTTGTCGTATTGTATCTAATCTCTGAATCGGGCGAATGGGAGACAATTGTTTAGAGTGATTCTGGTACACCCCTCAAAAAAATTTTTTTCGCCGGCCTGCGGCCGGCGGTCTCAGCCAAGCCAATCCCAAAATACCCTGTATGATGCGCACCGAAAAACATATAGAGAGGTACGAACGAAAATACACATATATATTAATTGGAACAAAAATGGAAATGCCTCTGAATATCTATGTATTCCAATTAACCGGCGACAATATTTTTGTCTATCCTTCACGCCGCATCGACCCCACATTCAAACACCTCGCGCTCGAAATCTCGCTCTATTACGATTTTGTCAAAAAGTATCCTCCTATCCGTATCATCGAAACCCTGTATGACCAAACAATGGTGTCCGTCGATATAACAGTAAAAAAATATATGCTGTTTTTCGAGAACCTCATTGTCCGCGGAGGCACCTATTATATGGAAGTCCTCCCCGATCATTTGAAGGCATCTCTGAAAGAAGAACTCGCATTTTTGTCCAACATCGATTTGCCCAACATCGATTTCATCGAAAATCTGGTATTATTGAAAGACCGTACACCGGAAGAACACGCCAAATTACGCGTCATTTTTTCGGACATTTTGGCGCAATATCGAAAAGAACGGGGGATACGCGATGATTTGCAGAGTTATCGTATCGGCGGAGAAACGTATTTTATGGATGAAAATGTCCTATCTCTGATTCAAGAAGTTAAACAGGAAATTGTTGGATTGGGAACGAAGGGTGAGAGAATCGAACACGAAATTGTCGAAGTATATCCCACATTTTTGATTTTTCTCCGTCGTCTACGCGAGATTGTCCTACAGTATAATTATGATGTCGCCTTACGTTTGGACATTTCGCCCATTGAAATGGTCTATATCAAGAACCCCGAATTCATATTGGACGATTTTTTTTATGGGAGTTTAGGACCGGCAATTACGGAAAAACGCGTATTACTCGCCGTCAAAATATGCGAATATTACGAGGCGATTTGCAATAAAGTCTTGAATATGATTGAAGAATCTGTTTTCGACGTAGGATTATACGAGGCCGATTTCGAATGGAAATATGAACGCGCCATTTATTACATGGATTGGTTGGTAAAGGGGGCGGCGGGGGCATCTATTTGCCCAGAGGCTGAATCACCATCGGATAATACGTCGGCATCGACGTAATGCCCACGCAATTCTTTGAATAATAAGGCGTTGTAATTGGATCGGGTGGATTCACAAATAATGCATACGTAATGACATCCGACGAACTATGTCCAGGGGTTGTAATAGATAGTGTGTTTGACAAATTGACCAGTGAAAATGCAAAAGAATAGGTCATTAATGGTTGTGTCGCCAAAGACCGGATATTTTTGAACTGAATGCTCCCAATATAAACATCAAGCACAAATGGTTTTGTCGGGTCTGCGACTTGAAACGTAATTGTCTTTGACGATTGTCCGGACAAAAATACGCCATTTAATTGATAACTCGAATTCGGATTTACAATACTGTCGTACGGAATCGTCGGATTCGGTAGATTCGAAGATCCATAAAATACATTAAGCGCTGTGTTTGTAGGATATGTGAATGAGTATTGAACTGTATTGCTGGTTTGGGCAACTTGTCCCATAAATCGTAATCCTATAGGAACTGTAATATTGAAACTCGACTGTGGATCGATTACACCAGTAGTAATAATGATATTTCCAAATATGGTAGGGTTGAAATAATTGATATATGTGGGCGAAGGAACCATTGTCGCACCCAAATCTTTGATTTGGTAAGGATCGGGGATTTTGTTCGGAATAATGGCATATGCGTCTTGATTCGATTGATACATATACAAAAGTACATTGGGGTCGTCATACAGGTTAATTGTTGGTCCGGGCACATCGGATGCAGTAGATGGCGTTTTTATGATACCGCCACTAACATCACATTTTAATTGATAGGTGGTTGCACCAGTTATGGGACTAGTCGTCGCAGAATACAGTGTAGGACTGAATCTCTGATAATTCCCTTTGGCAATCTGTGCCCATTGTTGTTTCTTGGTTAAATTATTCGTTTGTGTGGATTGCGTATTGCTACTGTATTTCAAAATCTCGGCTTTCCTGCGCATATTGAGATCGAATTGTGTATATGGTTTTTTAGTAGTCGGGTTCAAGATTTTGGGATTATATGGCGAGAGTGCAAGAGAATCGATGCGTGGTGGCGGTTCCGTATATGTAAGAGCATATTGTCTATTTGCCAATGAATTAATAAAGTCTTGCGAACAAGTATTGGTGGTTGTCATATATGTATATTGTATGTATACATATATGTATTGTTGGTCTATCGGAGATGTAAATTGGGGTTTTCACATACGCGAGGAATACCAGTTCATAGACAAATATTGCATTGTGCCCGGTCCAGTAATTCCGTCAATAGGAGTGGTATTCGGCCCTTGTGCTAAAACACTGTTTAATTCGAGGACATTCAGTGCGTGCGAGAAATACCGGAGATTCGATATTTGACCATTGAATCCGCCATTGCCCGCAATGGTAATGTCGTTATAATTTTGTTTGGGGATGTTGGTGAAGATGGTTCGTAATGTAACGACTCCATTCACATAGACATCCATAATCTTGTTTTGCTGACGGAGTGCGATATGTACCCATTTATTGAGAGGGATATTCGAAATATCGAAAACTTCCTGTGGTTGTCCGGCATTTCCCGGTTGACTTCCTGGCGTTACGACCGTATCCATTACAATATGGAGAGTACCCAAACCAGTTTTATCGACATATGCAGTATTGTTTTGGAGATACATTCCCGGACCATTATTGATGATATACAATCCGCTATCTGGATCAAATGTGCCAGCATCGCCCTTTACGAAAATATTACTGTAATCAAGTGTGGATTTTGCATTATTAATATCTAGAATGTATAGCCAGACAGACCACGTGAATTCTAGACCGGAATTCGCATTATCGGATCTCAAAATAGTAACCGCGTCTTTGGTAAGCGTCGGATTTGTGGATACCGTCTTCGTATTTGTTCCCTGCAACATTCCCTTTATGATATAAGGGTTCGGATCGGGTTGGATAAAATAGCCCATTATCATAACACCCAATTTGAGAATAAATACGAACCCGACTACGACTAAAATCAAAAAAACGAACTTGGCAATCATACTATTGGCATCTAAGAAACTGCCGGATGCTCCTACCGAATCCGCATTCGAAAAATCGTCGAGCGTGTTTCCCATAGATTCTTTGGCGGCATTCAGAGATTCGCCCATCGAATTTGCAAAATTGGAAACACTGTCTCCAATCGCATTTGTGTTTCCATTGGCAGATTCGGTCATTTGTTGTCCTAATGGTTTTTCAAGATCCATGATAATATATATAATATTATCATATATATTATATTTGTGTTCCTACAGAGTTAATTGTGAATGTGTGTCCCCACCTACAAAAGTTTCCATTGTGTGGTTAATACATTATTTTTGACAAAATCCAGATTCACGTTGTAATTTGTTAAATTACCGCTTTGGCCATTTCCTCGCATATAATAGTTCCATACAGATTGAGGGTCTAAAGGTGTTTCCCAACGTTGGAAATTGGCGAGAATGACCCCGTCAATACAACCGAAATTAACAGCGGCCATTGTTTTGGCTTGAGTTGTAGTGATGGTGGTACTAACCACATTGGCAGTATCTTGATAAGTGGTATTATTCATTTTAACCGATTTCACCAGTTTACCATCTAAATATAGATCGACAAACTGGTTATCAACGCTTATGACTAAATATACCCATCTTTGTAAAGTGAAATTGTCGGTAATTTTTACGTCAAATGTGGATTTACAAGCAGCACTTCCTGTAGGACAAGAGGTTTCTGCAACGTTGGTTTTATCTGCCGCAGTACAGATTCCACAATGCAGAGTAGGGGTGGTCGGTTCTAAATAAACCACAAACGTGTAATTTGGATTTCCAGCACCACTATTTGAGGTGGTGTAATCTTTAGTACTCGTAGGATCTCCAAGCGCACCCGCCGCCAAAGTGTAGAAAATCTGCTGCTGTTTACCCGTTGCGTTTCCCAATTGATTGGCATAAATCCAGACACCATATGCGAATCGCGTGCTCGTACCTACTTGCGGAAATGTCGCCGTAGAAATATAAGCGGCTTTCACCTTAGTAGCGTCTTTCAACTCCAACAGTTTAATCGATGGCGCAGATTGAAAAGACATATATAAGACATAACCCAGTACAACAATGATAATTCCGAGGACAATCAATAAAACGTTCATATTATAAAGTATCTATATATTTTTTATCCGTCTATAATCTGGCTATACATCCACATTCATACAAAATTATCCCTGTATGACAGGTGGATTCCGACCAGATAAAAGATTGTAATATGTCGCTATCTGCGGTTGTGTTAAAGGTACTGTATAGTAGACCACATTGCAAATCGAACCATATGCGCCATTCAATTCGCCCACATTCACTTGGTCGGAATCCGAATATATAGGTGCATTATCGCTAAATTGATATGTTTTTTCTAAAATACCGTTTATGAATAAATCGACGTGGTCCGAATAATAATTCAAAATGAAATTATTCCATTTTTGATTTTGCAGCCGGAGTTTATACATACAACTCGATTCATATTTGCCAATAGATTCACATTTGGGACTATTGGAAAAATACACATTGTATTCGTCATTCAAAAAGGTAATTTTCGGATGTCCGCCGAATCCTTTATAATCATTCGCCGGATTGGAATAATTCAAAATGACGGATTCGTGTGGACTGCGGAAAATCTCCGGTTTATAGTTCACAAATGTCCAAAAGGAAATTGCGTAATTGAGATTATACAGGGTGTTCTGCGATTGTTTCAGTTTATTTATATAATCGTTTTTCATTTGCGCCGCAACGGTGTCATACAGGGATTGCGAACCATACGTCATTGTTAAATCGTCGAGAGTGATCTTTGAACATTTCACGGCGGTGTGTGGATCCAGTACCATATACGGATTGTATTTGCATAAATTATTACTGGGATCGGTGGGACCAGTGGATTTGTATACGGGGTCTTGAATGTCTTTTAGTAGTGGTTTACGCGGAGAGTCTTTGTAGTCTCCTTTATCCGCTAAACTGGCATCATCCAGAGAAACGCCATATACATCGATACAAATGGGATCGTCGTTTGCATTGAGTTTGTGCGGTTTCTTGGAATCCGTCGGACTCTTCACTTGAAATGCGGTCGCTTGTGCAATCGTATTGAATGCGTTCAGAGGTAGATAATCGGGTAATAATACACGGCTATTCTGTGTTAGAATCATTGCAGAAACATTGGGTCCATATACGTATACCAATACTAGCAAAATTTCGGCGACGAAAAGGGCAAACACGATATTAGGGGTAGTCCGGAAATCATTGAAAATGTATTTCATGCAATCGCTAATCAGACAGGGGATAAAGAAAAGCAATTGTAAATAAAACGCGGTTTTACCGGTCTGTTTGGAAAAATAGTCGTATCCCATATTGTAGACAATTGCCAGTCCGACAAAGAGAATCAAAAGAATCACCAGGAATATGAGAAAATTCACGAATATGAGACTGGTTGAGCCTTCTGGCAAATAGTTATATAGGACAGTAATTACAAATCCCGCGAGTAAAATTCCCAGAAAAACGGCGATATAGAATCGCGCAGCAATACCGGCTTGTACTAATTCTTGTTTGAGATACAGCATAATTGCTACCAACGGTATGATAATACTAAATATATAGGTGTATAGACGATTCGATTGTGCGTCTCGGTCTGTGGTTGTACCCTTTGTGTTTGCATTTGTATTTGTGCCGCGTTTTAATATTTTGTCGGTGGTCGCATAATACAATATAATAACAATAATGAATACAAAAACAATGGCCAATAAAAATTTCACGAGTGTATCATCCATATATACTCATATTATATATTTTACGCCTTCATACCACGCCGACACGACCCCACCCCCACAACCACCACAACCTTGGCATTGTCCTACAGGTTATTTCGGCCTACGGCCGTAGGCCGGGGGGCCATCCGGCCCAACCCAAGTATATACCTGTAGGACAACATTATAAATTCTCCATTGCCGTCTTCTTGCCGTGGCATTCGCGACATAATGCAACTAAATTATCTACGTGATTACTGCCGCCGTATTCCAGCCGGACTTTGTGGTCGACTTCGAACCACGCGGATAATTGTGTTTGACAATCCCCACAGTGCCAGTTTTGACGTGCAGCGACGAATTTCTTTTTGGTTTCGCTTACAGACCTCTTGGTGCCCTTTTTGCCCGACTGTATAATCCGATTTTCCGCCGATTGTAAAATGCCGCTGCCGCTGCCACCACCGCCCCCCATCTGGACCACGGGTCTCTGACCATCGCCGGCACCGCCCATGCCCACGCCCCCGCCAATATTTTTGCTAGTGAAATCCAAAATGGGGGATAATACACTGGTCGTCGTGCGATCCAATGGCAAGTATTTGATGTATTCATTGGAAGACAGAATCATTTGATGAGCGTTCAGAGGATTCTGTTTGAACAGCCAATAGACAAACAGACCGCCCACCGCAATCCCCACCATTTGATAATATTTCTTCCATTTCCATAGATCTTTCACGTATTTGCCATCGGTATAAATATACCATATGAAGAACGCCGTTATTGCAAAAATATATATTTCGATTCGCATATCTATACTATACAATATACACTATATATACACTATATGACACCTTGCACCCCTGTACCCCCACATCCCCGAAATTACAAATAATAATTGTATATGACAATAAACGCCAGTATGACAAATGCTAGCAATAAATATCGCCGGTGAATACCGATGCGATCGCTAATGACCACCGGTTTTGGCGTGTAATTTGATAAATAGCGATGATAACTTTCGGCTAAAGATATTTCCGGTTTTTTCAACCATTCGTTGTATTTGTTGTGTATGAACGATACCCATCGGACAAACGATTCGCGATTATCCAAATAGGGTCTT